GAGTCCTCTGCTGTGGACAACATACCTTCAAATGCAGATGCTGCTTCTGACATTGTTATTGGACTGTCGCCACTTTCTACTGGTGTAGAAGTCGTGGTTTCTTCACTCATTGTATTTCCTTAATCGCCAACTAGGTGTGGCATTACCATACAGGCTAGATGCCTATAATATTGTCCATGATTTATCCTTGATCTTATCGCTGTAAGTTGCTGATTCAAGTCTAGTCATCATGCTATCTATTGCTTTAATCCTTTGATAAGCTCTTTCTCTTAATGCTACATCTTCAGGATTAGAGTTTTTTATTTCTTCGTAACATTCTTGAATCATAATTTTTATTTCATCCAAAAATGTTTGTGTATTTAATACGCTTTTTATTTCTGCTAATTTATCCATTATCTACTAGCAACATTGCTAATTTTATCTAAAGCATTTATAAGTTCTTTAGATTCGTTTAAATTATTTTTTTTACTATCATTGGCAATTTTTTGTGCTAACTCCATTTCTTTCATGGCCATATCTGCTTCAAACTGTGCTTGTTTCTGTTGTAGCTCTAACATTTCTTTTTGTACTTTTAATTCTAGTTCTTGTTTTTCTAATTCTAGTTGTGCCATTTTTTGTTGCATTTGCATCTGTGCTTTTTCTTGCTCTACTTGTGCAAGCACTTTAGCTGCTTTTGTATTAGGATCATCTTCTTTAGGAGCTTGAGCAGCTTGTTGAGCCATTTGCATAGCTTGTTCTTCTGATATTTCCATAAGAAATGCAGAGTCATCTTTAAAGCCAGCCATATTAATAAATTTAGCTAACGTATCTCTGTATTGTTTTAGATTTACTAATGGGTTTGCTAATCCATAGCCTTTAATAACTTCTTCTTGTTTAGCAAGTATCATTTGCATAGTGGCTAATTGTTCTTGTTTACCACCAGTACCAAGACCAACATTAACTGTGACATTATATTCTGTTGACCATTCTCTAGGGTTCATAGGAACAAAACTATTGTTTACTTTTATAATTCTTTCTTTATTTTGGTACTTGCATATTAGCTGTAAAATTCCTTTGAATAAAGAACTCATGCCTGTGTCTGCAAATATACGAGCTATTAGCTCTAACTTACCTTGAGATGCAGATGTCATTGCTGATACTGCTGTAGCAGTTACGTTAGATAATATATCTGGGTTTAATCCTTGTTGTGCATCTGACACACCACTTCTTTTTGCCTGTACAGAATCTAAGTATTCAAGCATAGGAAAAGATTGTGCTGCACTAGACTGTACTGTTAAAGGCACTATTGCATTAGGATTTTTAATTCTTACAACACCACCTGCTGTAGAAGTCAGCAAATCATCTAAATTAACCTGTCCTTCTACTGCACCTACACGATAGTTATTAGTTAAATATAAGTTGTCTAACATTTGTCTAGTAACAGTAGATTTAATAAGTTGTAAGTCCATAGCTCTGTCTGCTAATGACTGTCCAAAAAATTTGTGTGGTATAGGAATAGGGCACACACTATAAAATGGCACATAATCACACTCTTCGTGCATTAACACTTGGTTGTCAGCGTAACAAACTCTATATAATTCCGCTATTCCGTCACCATCTAAATCTGTTTTAAGGTAACACTCGTAATATTCTACGACCTCCATGCTTTCGTTGTCACCTTCTGTATTGGAAAATGGCTCTTCTCCGGCAGAATACCTAGCAATTCTTTCTGGAGTAAAGTCTAACGTATCTCCAGTAGATAATTCTGCGACCACTTCTGGATCATAACCTAATGCGACTAAATCAGACCTTGTAACCAAACTTCTTTGTGCTACAAATTCCGCATCTTCTATCGTGGTAGCTCTTTTATCTATTAAAAATTCTTCTGGTGCTACATTTTCTATTTTTACTTTAGAAGAATCTTTTGTTCTAGCACAAGTAACATTGTAGTAAATGTTCACTATTGGTGGTACATCCATCATCATAGGCATACCCATTTCATCCATTACAGGTTGCCTAGTCATAGGGTCTACTGCTGGCTGTGGTTCTTGCTCTATAATTTCTTCTACAGACTCTTGCTCTACAACTTCTATCTCCTGGTCTTGCATTAGCATTGCAAGCTCATCTTCGGTTAAATTTTCATACTTTTCTTTTGTGGTGTTTGTTTTGTCATTCCAGTATGCCTTTACTATGCCTACTTTTTGCAATAATCCATCTTTAAACCAATCGTGCATAATTTCAAAACCATTATTATCTTTATAAAATATATGGTTTACATATGCGGTTATTTGTTCTGCTAAAGGGCCATCTTCTGATGAAACAGGCTCAAACTCTACTGCTTTAGAGCTAGTAGTAAATACTTTCATAATTTGTGGTAATGCACCATCTATCACTTCTGCAACTTCACCAGTAACTATTTGGCTGCGTCCTTCTACCTCGTTGCCATAAGGTTCACGCAAATAGTATTCTAATGCGGCAGCTCTTTCTAATTGTGTATCAGTAGATATATACCCTAAAGAATCGTCAATATGAGAGCCAACAATATTTACTAATTCTCGGCTTTCATCTGAATCTTTATTTGGTTTTATCTTTTTTTTATCATAATCCATTTATACTATCCATTTGGTATTAATCTCTAGTGGTTTAGACCATGCTTCCATAGGTGATTCATCTAATCCTACAGCCAAATAACGGAACGCATCACTTGCGTGAGATGCCCAGTCATGAAATGGTCGGTCATGAAATACATTTCTTTTTTCGTCAAATACTCTACGATAGTTGCGTAGTGCATCTAATCCTTGTTTTGTGTTATCCTGGTCAAACCAACAGCGTGGTAATATTTTTCTTGCTGAGGCTATACCATCCATAACAGTTAATTTACTTGCTACAGTTATATTTAATCCAGCCTCTTCTAACATTTCTTTTCTAGATTTTCCTGTGCCTAACTCTCTTACAGCTACATCATGAGGCAATATGTGTGTTGCGTACATGTAGTCTTTTTCTCGCAACCAATTAACATAGTAGTCAAGACCTACACCATGATTTTCTACAAAATCTATAAGCCTAATTTCTTTATTAACTAATTGTGCTACCCATATGCTAGTGCTGTCTGACATGCCTAAATCCCAACCAGTATATGTTCTCGCTAGTTCGTCTTTTGGTATATCTGTTATTTGGTTTTTTTCTTCTATGCCATTAATAATAGATGAATAGTAAGAGCCTTCTACTGGTGCATTAAAGCTGCACTCAAACTCTTGCATATACTTATCATCACCCATTTCAGCTTTTGCTGCGAGCAACTCTTGCTTATCTACAATACCTGTTTGAGATGATTTAAACTCCAGAAGTTCCCATCCATCTTTGTTTGCACCTCTATCACGCAGGTCTTTGAAATGGTTTTGACCTTTAGGTGTTCCCATAGCTACGCAGTAGCCAAGTCGATCTGCTAGGGCAGGTCTGACAATCTCTGTGAATAATGTAGGATTAATGTTCCCAATCTCATCAAGAACGCATCCGTCTAGGTAAATTCCACGTAGACTATCAGGGTTATCTGCACCATATAAGTTTATACGTCTACCTAAAAAGTCTACACGCAGTTCAGCAATGTTTGCTTTTGCATCTAAAGGCCTAGTATATTCTAGTAAATAATCCCATGCTATGCGTTTAGCTTGGTTGTATGTTGGTGCTACATAAGCAAATCGTGGATTAGGTTTTTCACATTTTATTGCACTATGTATTAATTGATTAATAGCACATACTGTTTTACCCATACGCCTATGAGCTACCACTACACTAAAACGGCTGCCTTTTACCATCTTATGTATTTCTTTTTGCGGTGGTCTAGGAATATATCCTGTTGTTATTTCTTTATCCATTATTTAGTAACTCTCTTACGAGGTCGTTACTCCGTAGTTAAAATCTTTTGTTAAATAAAAATTGCAATCCTTTATCGTTATCATCTTTAAATGCTTCAGCAGATAAGTTGCCACCAAAAATATTACTTAACAATCCTTGTACACCATAGCGTGTATTTTCTGGTGTTTGAGTTATGTTAGCATTAAAGTTATTGCCTTGTAAGCCAAGTGATTTTATTAGTTGGTCATTTGCAGTTTCAGTTACGTTTGCATAAACAGGGCCAGCATACGCATTTGCTGATTTACCATATTCATCTAACATAGCATTTATACCAATATTACCCATTCCTGTTGACATGCCAACTCTACGATTAATTCGGTTGTCTTCATTAAGAGGTTGATAAGAACCACCTAC